GCCAAGCACCTTCGTTGACCGATGAATTGATGGACTGCGTTGATCGGTTGGGGTCTGAGGCTGACACTGTTGATCCGCGTGTTTGGCAGCACTTGTTGGTGTACGCGCCGAAGCCTGAGGAGGAGCCGGTGGCGTGGATTACCAATGGGGGCAAGGGGGAACTTTGGTGGCATCGCTCATCAAAGTTCGATGAAGAAGGCAACCTGATCGGCCCCAATCAAGATGACATACCTCTCTACACCGCACCGCCAAAGAAACAATGGGTTGGGCTGACGGAGCGCGAGGTTGAATTAATTGACGAGATGATTGAAACCCAACTCCTTCACGCTGAACGGTGTGACCATATGGCAAACAGCACTATGGCTCAAAAGCAAAAGGCGTGGGACTTGGAACGCGTTGAGCTACTACGCAAGCTAAAGGAGCGCAATGGATGACGGACGAAGAACTGTTGAGGTATGCCGCAAAAGCGGCGGGGTATGTTGAGCCAACCATGTATAGGCCGAAGACGAACTGTCTTTTGTGGGTCGGAAAGGAGTCCGGCGCGTCCATATGGAGCCCATTCCGCGACGACAAAGATGCTTTTCGCTTGATGGTCGATTTAGACATCGGCGTTCATCACGGCTGGACATTCGCAGATGAGAAGGTGCCGTATGCAAATGTGTGCGCTCAACATATCCCGTCGATGATTCAGGTCGGGGAAATAAAGGGTGATGACCCAAAAGCCGCAACTCGCCGCGCCATCGTCAGAGCCGCCGCTGAGATTGGCAAAAACATGGAGAAGGACACCATAAGGGAGCGCAATGAATGACGCCCTACGCTATCGCATGCTCAGGCAATTGGTTGACTATCCCGATCAAATGGATGCTGACCTAGATGAGCTTATACGAGAAGCAATTGAAAATTATCGAGCGACTGCACAACCAGGCGCAAAACCAAATGAAAACCGATCCAGCATTGGCCGATCAATACTTGCACGATCTGGCCTGGAATGTGTTGGAGTTGAGAAAGAGACTACACGATGCAATGCCCGTATTGTCGAAACGAGTCAGGACGGTCCTTCAAGACAACCGTCCTTGACACCCGGTCTTACTGGGAACCCAACAAGCTTAGATTTTATTTAGAGCGCCGACGCGAATGCAAAAAATGTCAAACACGATTCATAACCAGAGAGTTCTCACCATCGGCTCCACCACCCTCACGCTCCGCGAGTGGGCCAAGCGAGGAAAGCTAAGCTATTACACTTTGAAGTGGCGTGTGGATCAGGGATGGCCCTCAGACCGTTTATTTGAGCGCAGGAACGCCGTAAAGGACGGCAAGAAGGTTTGCTCTAAGTGCCAGGCCACAAAGACCGTAGAGGCCTTTTATGAGCGTTCTAGGGGCGGCTGGCTGGCAGAGTGCAAAGTCTGCTTCAAGTCTCGGTATAAACGCTAGCCACCATACCGCGAACGATAGATAAGTGGCAGCGGGATATTGCTTTCGCGCTTGCCACGCATCTTGTCATAGAGATATGTCGCAAGTGGTGATGCTGTCGCAGCAACCGTACCTGCCAGTCTTGCAGGACCAAAGGGCGTCATGGCAGCAACGCCGCCCACTGTACCCAAGGCTGAGATGCCTGCGCCAACCATATCGTTTTCATTGAGGCGGCGCTCCGTTTCCAATAAGCCTTCAGCCGCGCCAATACCGCCAAGAACACCGGGCAGGCGAGGCATAGCGGCCATGCGTGCAGATCCACGCTGGAAAGCACTTGGGCCTTTGACTTGCGGTATGGGCTGCGTGCGAGCGCCTCGAGGGCCAGCGCCTTCTTGTGATGGCAGGAATAACCCGGCACGGTTAGGTTGCTGACGCATTTCCGGTGCCATAGCTCTGATCTTATCCTCAGCTTGAATGGCCGCCTCTTTCATTTGATGCGCCTCACTCATGCTTCGCGCCTTCTGAGCCACATCTTCGTAAGCACCTGCGCCAGGGACATCTTGCGCCCTGATCCAGTTTTGCGTCATGCGACCACCAGCAGGCGGCCCTTGGATTGGACCCTGCGCAGGTGGTAAAGCGCCTTTAGGCGATGTAATGATGGGACTTGTTCCTGGCGCAGCAGTTGGAGCCGTTGGAGATGCTGCAGTTGGCAATGCGCCAGCCTGAGATTTATTAGGGAACATCTTTGCTACCTGGGACCCTAAGACAGCGCCAGCCACATCGGCTGATAGCTGTCCTGCATCGGCCTCAGCGCCAAACTCCATGAGCTTTTGACCCATGTCACCGAAGGTTACACGCGCACGCGGTTGAGACTGGAATGGGATCAATTCACCCTTGGCTTCAGACATCTCAGGAGGTTCACGCTCGGGCTGCGGCTCAAAAACGCCAAGCGATGCGATTGACTTCACATAATTGCGTGTGCTCTCAGGCAACTGGCTTTTCTTAGGACTGGTAAAAAAGGGATGATCATGGCCTGCGTTATATCCGGCCACTGCCATCAAAGGATCGCCAAAGCGATCAATGCCCTGGCGCAGATAAGTCACGCCTGCAAGGATATTGGTGTCGGGCTGCTTAAGGTCCTCTTCCTTGAATCCAAGCATCTTACCGGTAGACGGACGCACTTGCATGATCCCAATTTCACCGACGCCACCTACCTTGGATTGATCCAGGCCGCTTTCTTGCAGTGCAACCGCAAGTGCAAGCGCAGGGTCTACACCCTGGCTTTTAGCAATCTCAACAATCTTGCGTGCGACGGGTAGCTTGTCTTCAGGAATGCGCTGCAGCAGTTGATCCATGATTAACGCCCCAAAATATCTCTGCGTAAGGCGTCACGCGCCTCACTATACGGCTGCTGGCTTGTAGGCCTGGTACCAGGTACTTGTGGGTTGGCACCTGATGTCATGCCCTGATACAAGCCGCGAAGCTTTGTGTCGTACTCTTTGACCATATTGGCATATTGCGGTGAGCGCCTAAACTGCTCGAAGGTCTGATTGCTATCAAGCAAGGCATTGCGGATCTGCTCTTCAAAGTTGGCTCGCTCAATCATGTGCTGAGCCTTGGCTTGAACTACTCGTGGCCGATCGCGTACCGTGGGACCCATGCTGCTGAAGATCAACTGTTCAAAGTTAGAGATTGACCCCTGACCTTGAGCCATTGATCTAAAGCCAAATGAGATTTCGGCAAATCGTGAAGTAAGCAACGATAAATTATCAAGCACTTGTTGCACGCGCTCGTCATATTGCTGCTTTGATTCACCAGGGTTTTTGGGTAGCGTGATGCGGTTAGCTGTCATCACATCGCGGATCTGCGGCACAGAGATTGAATACCCGCGGCCAAGGCTAATACCCTCTTCAATCAACTTACCAACTGCCGGTACAACGCCAGGCCTTTCAAGCACGGCTAGCACTTGATCCATACCGGGTGCCTTGACTAATTCAACAACAGACTCGGCTGCCTGCCTGCGTTGTAGTGCTGTATCACCCTTCTCAATGGCTGCTTGACGAGCCTTTTCATCAGCTTCAGCACGCGCTCTAATTCTGGCCGACTCTTGCTCGCGCTCAAGGGCTGCTTGCGTTGTAGTCTTGCGACCAGTGGCGCTAGGTTCTTTAGGCTGTGGTGGTGCGCCAGTCTCTCTGGGCTGGGAGGGCGCGCCTGGCTGTTGGATTTGCGCAGGATCAGTACCGCCAGAGAATTGGCGATCCCAATCATCACGCCAGCCTTCCGATGCTGCTTTAGCTCTACTGCGCGTGGCAATTGAGTATTCATTAGGCGTCATCAAAAACTTGCCTAGCCCTGGTATTTCAAACTCTGACTGTGTCTGGCCAGGAATGTTTTCAGGGTTGACATATTGAGCCGTACGCTTGTCAAACACCGTGCCGTTCATTGAGATTAGATAACGGTCTTGCTCAAGCTTAACCATGTCCTCAATGATCTTGCCATACTGCGGTGCCGTGCGCTTTAATTGCGCAATAGCCTGCGGTGTGGGCGTGACAAAACCTGCAGGGGCTGCGCCGGGGGTTGATGGAGTACCACCAGCAGTTGGAGCCGCACCCGTAGCAGTGCCAGGAGCGCCGCCCATAAGCTTATTAAATTGCTTAATCCCTTCAGCCTCTTGGCGCGCTGCAAGTTCATTGGCTGCAAGTTCGGCCTTCATTTGCGCAATCTCAATGTTTTGCTTGCGCTGGCTTTCTGCTGCAGGCCCAGCAAGTGAAGCAACATTGCTAATACTTTCACCAAATGAGCCTGATTTAGTTGGAGCCAAAAACCCTTGGGCCATGGCTAGCAAAACAGGATCAAAGAGTTGATTCCGAGACTCAAGCGCCTCTTGCAGCTTGCGCTGCGTATCAAGATAGCTTTGCCGTGCTTGAGTAAGGCCTTCACCCTCGTCAGGCAATTCTACAAAAGCAGCCCCGAGCGCACTACCAAGTGGTGATTGTTTTGCCATGGCTTACCTTTTAACCCCCACCATAAGGATATTCAAACTCGTCTGGCTCAGGAGATCCAGTCCCACCAAAGCTTGGTGGCAGATCACCCAAACCAATCAAATCAAGCTTGGCTTGATTGCTAAGTTTTTCCAATTCTTCAGGTGAAATATTGCCAGCACCAGCACCAAACAAATCGCGCAGCGTACTGAGTGCTCGATCGCCAAATCCTTTGCCGCCAGCAGGGAAGGCAGCGCCAAGTAAAGTGCCAAGGCCAGCAATTTGTGACAAGGGTGATGGCCCGTAAACATTTGCAGGACCTTTGTAAGTCTCAGTGGTTGTAGTGGGGTAGCTATAACCACGCATTAACTGAGCCACATTAGCTGCGCGAGTAAGTGGCGCATCGACTAAAGATTGTTCGTAGGCTGTTTGCTGGCCTCCAAGCTCTGCCAGTCCTTTAGCCTCACCAAGGCCTGCAGCAAATTCAGTTTGACCGAGATTAGTTAGCGCACTAGCAGCACCTGTTTGTTGGCCCTGCTCGCGTAGCGCAGCATCCAATGCCGTTTTGTACATATTCTGCTGGGCTGCAATCTTTTGACCTTCAAGCTGCGAGGCAAAATCTGCCAAGGCCTGTCCTGATACCGTGCCAATCCGACTACCACCCATGGTGCCAGCACCACCAGAGACGCCTAATGCTTTCAGTGCTGGCATGACATTGCGCAACAGGCTTTGCTGGCCCTGCTTTTCAATCTGATTGATTACATCAGTTTTAAATGGGTCATAAAACTTTGAGACATCAGTGCCTGATACCTCCATCGCTGATTTGCCAGCCGTCAGTGCCTGATCTAATGGCGTCCGATACTGTCCTAAAAGATCAGGGGCCTGCGTGTAAGCAGACGCTTGTAACTTCGACATCGGTGAAATGAGTTCCTCGCCCGTATAGCGTTGGAACTGCGGCTTTCCTTCGGCATCCTTGCCCATCGTACCGAGGGACTCGACCCCTGATTGAGCCAGCTTGCTCAAATAGTCGGTGAGATACCCAGGCGCTTGCTGTGCAGTAGTCCGCGATGTGTCAACATTCGGTGGCGCAATGCCTTCAAATAATCCAGCCATGATTACTTACCCTTTTTGAGGTAGTCGAGCGGAGACTTGTGTGCCGGGGGTGGCAGATCTTTTTCCTTAGTGGATCTGGCCCTCGAGCGAATCTCGTGCATCATCTTGTAGAGTTTATCGGTTCCTGCTTTCGTTGAGCCATTACCGAGTGCGGATACCACATCGGCTGGGAAAACAAACTCGCCATCAGCAAGCCATGCTGGAATATCATCAGATTGACCATCGCCGTCACCGGCAACATGCTTGCCATCACGGAAGTCTTCTCGAGTTCCTAAGCCGCCAGCACGATACATGAACTGAGGGTTCATCGCACCGCCAGTAGCCTTTAAGGGTTCAACAAAGCCACCTTCAGCATACTCACGGTTAGTAAGCCCGAGGATGTCATCAATCGATGTTTCCTGGCCATAGGTATAGCTGGGTGTCTCAGGTTGCGGTTGCGGTAAGCCAAGTCGCTGTGAGAGCACCGCTGCGAGCGCGGGGTCGATCGAGTTCATCTCTTCAATCCTTTGTTTCATAGCTGCCAGGGGATCGATCTGCCTTTCCTGCAGCATTTTTGACTCAAGCATTTTTCCTTGCAAGCGTGCAATCTCAGGGCCAGTGATCGGACCTGCTTGTTGCGATGCTGGCAGCGCAGCCCTTGGCGTTGTAGTCACAGGTGGGGGTGGGGGTGGGGGTGGTGGAGGTGGGGGCGGTGGTGGGGTCCCGCTGATGCCCGAGACACCACTGACACCTGAAATGCCACTTACGCCAGAGACGCCGCTTACGCCAGAAATCCCAGAGATGCCACTAACGCCAGATACGCCACTAATCCCTGAAATACCACTAACGCCTGAAACGCCGCTGATACCTGAGACGCCACTAACGCCAGAGACTCCACTTACGCCTGAGTATCCTGAAAGCCCTGACCTGCCATCGCCCTCTTTTTCGCCTTCACCTGACTTGCCTGAGAAGCCTGACTTGCCCTCTCCCTCTCCTGGGCCTTCAACTTTTCCAGAAAATCCTGACAAGCCTGACCTGCCATCGAGTTCAGTTTGAATGCCTGATTTATTGGTGCCTGATGTGCCCGTCTCATCAGTGCCTGGTCCAGTGCCAGGACCTGTCCCAGGGCCCGTGCCAGGGCCAGTGCCAGGCTTTGTGCCTAGATCAGTGCCAAGGGTGATGTCAGTAGCTATTGGCTGATCGGTGCCACCGCCACCACCTGCTGTACCACCCCCTGGAGTGCCGCCAGCAGGTTCACCACCACCTGGCTCACCACCACCGCCACCAGGTTGACCACCACCGAGGGCTGCTTGTGCCGCGGCTAATTGTGCTGCAGCAGTAATATCATCTTGAACGGAAGTTGATGCTGCCGTTTGCGCGGCATCTGCCTGACGCGAAACCTCAGCGTACATTTTGCTGACTTCTTCACGCTCCGCATCGGTTAAGTCATCTCTGAATAATTCAATTTCAAGTGCATCGCGTGCGCCAGCCAATTGATCAAAACCCAGCACGGCAACATCACCAGTCGCACCAAGAGCGCCGCCAAATAAAGCACGATATACAGCATTAGGATCTTCCACGCCAAGACCTAAGATGCCACCAAGCTTTGTGAGCGTATCTTGCGCTGCTGGCGTTGAAGCCGTGATGTTTGTGCCTGTGCCACCAATAGTGCGAGTCGTTCCAACATCAGCGCCATCACGCTCATCAATAGGTGTATCTGACTCACCTTGAACATCAAGACGCGGCATGCCCGTTTCAGGATCAATTGGAAGTCCTGTAGCAGTATCGATTTCAAATTTTATTTGCTGTGGTAAGCCACCCTGGCCTTCAAAGTAGCGCGGATCAATAAGTGAATCGCCACCAACGCCCTGGCCAGTAATGCGTGGATCGATGCCTCTTACACCAGCCTCTGAGAAGTCCTCGCCACTAACAGCTTTGGCTGCTTGCATGGCTTCAGCATCAGTTGCGCCAGCCTTTTTTGCATCTACAAAAGCCCTCTGCATAGCGCCCGATGCCAAACTTGTAATCGCACCAAGCCCATTGCCACTCATGAACTGTAGACCAGCATTCACAATCCGTAATGCATCGGATTTGTTCATGCCCGTCTCATTGGCCAAAGCATCGGCAGCAGCACTGGCACCGGCGCTTGTGAGCAGGGCTGTAGGATTAATACTTCCCGTTGTCACTAATTGCTGCACAGCACTCTTGCCAGCAGCCGCAAGCTCGTTGGGTAGCATCGAACCAATCTGACTGCCTAAAGCGCCAGCGCCAGCACTGAGCACTGAGTTTTTCAGCGCCGTCATCGGATCAGTGCCTGTGGCCAATTGCATACCAAGGTTGATCGCACCTGAGCCTAGTGCTGATGCAGCCGCTCCCGTTAAGGCGCCACCGCTAAGAAAGCCGCCTAAAGCACTGCCAGCACCAGGCAAGAACGCATTAAGCAGTAAGCCAGGCATCGGGCTGCGCAAAAAGTTTTGCAGCATATTGCCTTCGGTGCCAATTTGCTGCGTTATCTGTCCTGTGACAGGATCAAGCAAGTCATAGCGATATTGATTCTTACCAAGCCCTGCTTGGTTCTCTGACATCTTGACAAGCGAGTCACCGCTTGGCGTGACGCTCCATTCTTGACCTTGAAATGTGACTGGGTTGTAGCGCGTCTCAGTGCCACCTTCAAGGCTTTCTGTAAACCTTGAGCCTTCAATCGCTCGCTGCGCAGGCGTCAATGCCGCAAGCCTTGCCTGCTCGGTGTCGTAGTCTTGTTGTTGCTGCGCGGCTGTGTAATATGAGCCTGGCTCTTCGCCACCGCCAGAAACATAAATATCGGTAAAGGTCGGTGCTTTGACCGCGTCCAAAGGCGATGTAGTTACAGTCGCTGGCGCGCCAGGAAAGTAATCCATCAGTGACTTACCTGTGGCCCTGCGAATATCCTCGTCTGATACCCCATACTCGGACATGGCAGCACGCGTAGCTTCTTCAGTAGGCGCAGCCGCAAAGAACTTGCGGATGTTCTCATTCATGGCGTCTAAGCCAATGCCACCTTCGCCCGTAGCGTATTGATAAGCGCCTGAAGTGCTCATGGACCTGGTCTCGAGTTCACAGCGTTAACAAGTGCAGCAGCCCAGTCTTGCCAGTCATCAAACAAGTAAGGCTCAGGGATGCCTTCATTAGCAAAAATATCGATCGCTTTTAACCCGGCACCCCAAGATTTGAAATCCACATCAGGCCCAGGAATTTGCAGTTGTTGGCCAGCATAAGCCTCGCACATAAGCGAAGCCCAAGACTCGAAGGTGTGATAACGCGGATCGTAAACCAGAGCGATCGTCATACGGTATAACCCCGCACATCACCGATGTCGGCATCGACAATAATTTTACCTGCTTGATAGTCGGCGTCCACTTGATTGGATACAAACTTGAGTCGCAAGAGCCTGCGCTGCTCTTTCATATCCACCTTGCCCGTTACGGAGTCAAAGGTATAAGGTCCCGTGATTTGATCAGGCTGATCAGGGTAAGGCCTGCCGACTATGTAAAGGTCCATGTCGCCTTCAAGCAAGAAGTCAGGCTCCACACGCTCAAGGCGTGTCCAGCGATTCTCACCTACTGGACTAGGCTGTGAGGGGCCGCCGGCAATCACACCAAGATCTGAAGTCGTGAATGAGCTTTCAATGGCCAGCACATTGGTGCCTTGAACAAGGTTTGTTCCTACTTCATGCTGCCATAGCGACACCAATTGCATGAGCGTATCGACGGTAATCTCAAAGTCAATCCCAACGCCATCAAGCGTTGCGGTAAGCGTATCGCCAAGCGTATAGCCTGAGCCGCGGTTGTTAATCGTGACTGAGATAACAGAGCCACCAACCACTACCATCGTGGCCGTAGCGCCAGAGCCTGAGCCGCCTGTTAGTGATTCATAGCTGTAGGTTGCATCGGCATAGCCCGAGCCTGCATCAGAAATGCTGACCTGATTGATTGCATCAGCCGTATTGACCTCGTAGCCTGCCTCGATGGGGAATCGGAACACTTGAGAAAAGTAGCCAGCAGAGCGCTGTACGCCATACGCCTCGCCTGTGTCATACCAAATGCCCTCACGAATATTAAAAATTACACAGTCGGTACATTCAACGGCATTGCCTCGAGGATAAAACCACCAAACCTCGCCAAACCTTGGGACCTTGGAAGCCCATACCTTTTGGCGCTGGTTGTAATTCAGATTGTCAAAGAAATAGTTTTGGTTAAATGGATTGGGAATCTCTTTGACCACACCGTTATAGAGCATGAATCGGTCAACGCCAACCCAGTAGTAAATGCCGTCATATTCGATGGCAGCCGATGAGGATAAAAACGATGACTGGCTGGTGATGATGTCATAACGCCAATAAGTCGTAGCAGCAAAGTTACCCGTGCCAGGCACGCCTAGTGTCTGAGGCGTGTAGGACACGCGCACAAGGCTATCTAAGGACCAAAATAAGCCGCTAGGTGCGTTGGAACCACCACGGACAGGTAAGCCTTGCAGGATCTTGCCCGTGGCCACATTGACCTGATTGGCATCAGCAGAGGTCCAATCATCAATATCGCCAGCCGAGCAATTCCAAATTAAGCCGTCATTGCCATACACAAAAACATAAGGGTGCAACGAGACGACGCCACCAGAAATTGAGACTTCATTATCAAAGGTCAGACTTGTTGTGCCAGTGGCCGTAGCATTTTTATCTAATGTCACAGTGGTTGAAACAACTGAGACCACTCGCGTGTCAGCAGGTATGCCATACCCTTTGACTAACTGACCTTCAGCAATCTTGATTTCGAGCGATGCAAGCGTTACGGTGGGTGAGCCGCTTGTAATGGTGCAACTATCAACTGCAAAAAGACCTGCAGCCCACAGCACTGTGCCCGTGAGAGGGCCACACAAAAGCCTGGTATTGATCTCTGAATCGATGTTATCCAGATCTTGCGATGGGTGTGCCAGCAAAAGGTTGGTTTGATAACCCACTGTGTCAGTGAAGGTGTCAAACTGCCAGGAATTGTTGTCTGATGCTACGAAGGGCGAATCAATCGATGCTACTTGCAGAATAAGCCCTGAGCCGCCACCACCGCCAAGATCAGCATCGGCAGCCGTCAACAAGTCACCAGCAACATAACGAATGCCCGGTCCTGTAATCGTTGCGGCAGTAATCACGCCTGCTGTCACTGTGATTGTGGCTCGAGCGCCGATGCCTGTGCCCGAGGTGCTATAGCTCAAAGGCACATTGGTATAGGTTGCGCTGGTATATCCCGAGCCACCATCAACGATAGACAGCGATGCTATGGGACCGCCAAAAGTGTAGTCCTGCAACCCTGAGCCAACGCCTGCATTATTGACGGGCAACACCTGCAAGCCATCGTTGTAACCGCTGTAAACATTGCTGTACTGATTGCGGACAACTACAAAAACGCCCCGAGAGGGGCCTGCTAAGTTGTTGATGATTTCGCGATAGCCACCGATCTTACGAGGGCGACCACGCTGAAATCGTACCCAGCGCCCATCGGTATAGAACTCCTTGTCAAAAAGAGTTCCGTCTCGCTGAATGCCAGGCTTAGTATCAAGCGCAAAGACCTTTTTGGTCATTAAAAGGTGCCCCCACTGATGCCACCTTTGAAGTTCCCTGTGCCAGTGGATTCAAGATTGCCACTGAAGTTGCCATCAACAGCACCCACATTGCCACTAAAACTACCGTTGCCTGTAACGGTTAAGCCTGTGGTCTCAAACCTGGCTACCTGAGCACCGTTGGCCGCTACGCCAACACCGTTAGCGCCAGTGCGATAAATACCTGTGTCAGTGTCGCCCGTGAAAGTAATTGATGGCGCTGCTGCAGTGCCCGATGCTGTGACTAGCTTGGTGGTTGAATTAACAGCGCCCGTGACATTGATGCCATTAGCATCAGTATCTAAGACAAGATTGCCAAGTATTGAAATGCCAAAGCGCCCTGCGCCAGGCCTGTAAACGCCTGTATTGGTCTCAGAGCCAAAGTTAAGTGATGGGCTGCCAGCATTGCCATTAACAAGGCTAAACGAGGTGCCACCAGCTTGAGTAGTATTGGCATTTAGGATGTTTGTGCTGTCACAAAAGACAGTAGCCTGACCTGATGCTGGCACGGTAGCAGTGTTGGCACCTATCGCACCCGTTGAAATGGTTAGCGTTTCACCGCCAGGCGCTGAGCACTGATTGCTGATGACATAAAAATTAATGACTGGTGGCACGATAATCGTGACATTGCCAGAGAGCGTGCCATTAAAAATCATAATGGTATTGGCTGCTTCATTGGCCGTCAGCGTGTAGACACCCGTTGCGACAGTCTTGGTCAAGACGCCAAACTCAAACTGCGTGCTGACACCATAGCCAATCGTCACAAAGGCAGTGCCTGTGGACACAATGAATGCTGATTCATTAGGCGCAAAGGCTTTGCTTGCACCACCATCAATCAGTTGGCCACCCGTAGTGTTAACGGTAAGAGTGCCTGTGCCATTGTTTTTGATGAGCATGAACCAGTTATTGCCCACCGTGGCTGCTGATGGCAGAGTCACTGATGTTGCACCACCACCCCATACATAAGTCTTAGCGCGATCGCCATCAACGAATGCCTGGCTCGCTACTACTGAAACGACAGGGTGGCTTTGATTGAGCGTCAGTCCCGATGCTAAAAGGCCAGCGCCAGCAAGGGTGGCCGCATCAGCACTCGAGGTACCAGCGCCAAACTCAAAGTTGGACCAGGTGCCTGCAGCCGTGGTGTTATCGGTTAAGTAGATATAGCGCGAGGTGCCCGATGCAATTGCAACAATGGTGCCTGTGCCACCCGATGTCTTAACGGTAAAGGTGTGAGCGCCCGTGTTTTTGATCAACGCATCCTGACCTACTGACACCTCATCAGCAGGAGGCATGCGCAACTCAAGCCCAGCACTTGAGGCTGACACATCCATGATGCGTGCTGCAGGCGTGTCGGTGCTCAGGTTGCCGTTGATGGGCCACACCAACTGCAAGTTTGCAGTCAGCGTGATCGATTCATACGAAACATCCGTAGGTTGGACAACATCGCCAGTAAAGGGGCTGGTATAGCTCATGATTAACTATCCGCGGCAATGGCCTGGCGATCAGCGATACGCAGCTTATCCTCGGCCATGAGGGTTTGCATGATGGCGTCATACTGCGCTTGCCACCCGGGTGTGCGCTCATCGTTCTTTAAAAAAGGCATGGCTTGTAAAAGCGAGCCATAAAGCAACGCTTGCGGCGCATAGACTGTGAACCAGTTGGTTTGGTTGGCAATATCCAACGGCGCTACACGCTCGTAATAAAGCACTTCAAAGTTGTAGGCGATTGTTGGTGTCGGAGCTACAAACCAGTGCGTGTAATCGTAGTCGCAATAAAACTTGGGCACATCCGTTTGTGTCGGATCAGGCCAATACTCACGCAGGTACTCATACTTTCGTAGCAGGACAGGATAACGCTTACCTGCCACCGTGATGTTCATTGAGACTGTTTTGTGCCAGCGTGCAGGCTTATCAATCACGGGATTGGCTGCATTCATCGTGCTGTTTTGCACGGTCAGGTTGCCCAAAAACTTGATCTGGCTGGCAATGACTTGCTCGGCAAGTCCGATGAAGGTGGGAATACGGGCAACGGTCTCGGCGTCGGTGCGCTCCAGGTACTGCTGGATGTCCGTCACCAGGTTGTTGTAGGTCATTGCGTAGGCCATTACCACACCTTCTTCTTAATCGATTCGGGCTGGGGCACAAATTGCTTGCCTTGCCGCATTCCTTCACGCTTGGCTCGAGTTGTTGCCGCGTATTCAGAAGGGGTGAGCTTCTCTCGTGCTGCTTTGGGCAAGTAACGCTCGCCAGTTGCTTTGGGTCCTTGAGTGCTGGGTTTGCCACTGCGCGTACCCCAGTCCTCTTTGGTCCACTTTGAGAGCGAATTATCCGCTTTTTTAGGGCCTTTGTAACCCCCACCCGAGGCTTTGTATTTCTGTGTGGCTAGCTGTGCTTTACGGGCGCTCCATTGACCTGGATTACCGCCTTTGCCCGAGGCTTTGACTGAGGCAACAATGCGCTTCCATTTGCCTGGATCTGACTTGGTTGCTGAACTCATCGCATTAACGCGGCCTCAGCCGCCCTCCTACGGGTTAGGCCTGGCAAAACCCTGCCAGCGGCTTTATTCCACAGCAAGCACTGCTCGGCAGCGCCATCCCAATCGTCAGCATCGACGCGTTTTTTGAAGGTGCTTACCCTGTAATTGCCAAGCCCACAATTGTAGACCCAGCTTGTAACCGCAGCTACGCGCCTCGGAAGCGCTTTAGCAATGCTGGGTGACATCTTGAGCAAACCACGCACGAAATACTCAACATGATGGTCTAGGGCATCTTCACACTGCTCGATGGTCCATATCGTGCCAGGATTGATTTCAGGGCCTGTAGCGCCCCAACCTATGGTCCATGGATGACCGCGGGTACCAGGGTCGGGATAAGCCGTCACACGGCCATCAGGTAAACGCTTGGCCAGCCCTTCAAAAGGCTTGATCAATACATCCTTGCAAAGCTTTTTTGCTTCATTCACGATTTTTGGTACTTCTCTATGCTTCTGCCAACGAACCAAAATGAAATCATCATGTTCAGCATGGCGAAGTCATCTTCATCATAGCTCTTGGTTAACACTTCAGCCCAGTTTGCATTGGTTTGAAAAGCAATCGTCAGGCCAGCAGCTTTGACAGCCACATATACGCCAAATGCAATCCAAGTAAGACCGGGGCGGGTAATAGCAGTGATAAAGCTAGCGATCCAGCCAGCCTCTTTTGCGGTCTGGGCCTGCTCTTTAAATGCCTCTTTAATTGTGTCCATCTGCTGAATGGAGTAGTCAACATACTTTTCCTCCATCTTAAACTCGCCCCGCATCTTCTCCAGGTCGGTTTGAAGTTGGAACATGGATAGCTCGTGCTGACGCTCGTTCTTTTTGTCCAAGAACTTTAGGACTTCAGGAGCAAGTCGAAAGATGCCTCCGAAGATGCTCCCAAGTAGACCGCCACCAAGTAATTCAAACATCAGTGTTCTCCATTCTTGTTGATCTCTTCCTTGGCCTTTTGTGTTTCGCGCTGAATTTTCTCACCTCGGAGTTGCAACACCGTCTGGAGTTTTTCATCTAGCCTAATCAAATCGTTATCCAACATCCTGACCCGATCAATGAGTGAAATGACAGACTTTTTTGCCTGACTCAAGGTTGGGTCAATCTCTTCGGTTGACCACTTCCAAACATAAAACACCAGATAAATAAGACCAGCCACGGCAATCGTTGGGAAGCCATACTCCTCAACCAGTTTGCCGACATTAAAGTCCATTTAATCCTTCCTGTTGTCCTCTTTCTCAGCCCTAGCCAAGCGCCCGTAATCGGGCTGCAAGCCAAGACTGTGCGTCACTTTGACATCAATGCGCTGCAATTGCGTGTTCATCGTCTCGATGCGCTTTTCAAGCTGGTTAACCATAGTTGCCACACTGTTGACGCCACTGGTAACGCCTGCCAGGATAAATTTCAGGGTTAGGAAAACAAAGTAACCGCCAACGCAAGCGGCAGCAATAGGCAGACCCACAGAATGAATAAACACAAAAAGGTCAAGGCTCATATCCCAAACAATTTCTTGACAAACATGGCCGCGACACCTGGTCCAAGCAAGACCGCGGCAATCGTGATGTACAACAAGATCTCAATATGCCGCATGCGTGTGCTGCCATCTTTTAGTCGCTTTTCAATTTGTTCGTAACGCTGCGCACAAACTGCCTCGTGGACTGAAAACTTGGTTTCGATGTTTTGTTCCATGGTCATAAAGCATTCAAGAAAATTAACTGTGTCAGCCGACTGTTAGTCACATCGGTACCGAAGTG